AACCTTGAAATTAAAGAGAATTTCGGGCTGGATTACACGGAATCGCGGCAAAAAGTCAAGCGCGAACTCCGGCATTCACCCGAGTGGGAACCTTTTGTCAAAGCTTATAATAAAATCATGAAAAGCGACGCCATAAAACTAGATTCACAAATGCCCAAAATATTGCATTTTATCTATGTTACAAATCCACCACCTCCCGCAATGAAAGAACGCATGGCCGTATGGCAGGCGTATCACCCTGATTGGGAGGTCAAATTTTGGGATGACGCCGCGATTAGTAAGCTTCAACTAGTTAATCAAAAGCAGTACGACCGCGCGCATAATCCTGGTGAAAAAAGTGATATTATCCGGTATGAAATTTTATACCGAGAAGGCGGTGTCTATGTTGACCAAGACATTGACTGTTTGGGAAATATCGAGGTCTTTTGTAGACTGTGTGATTTTTGGTGTTGCTGCGCGCTCGATCAATATTTTACCGCGTTTAACGGGTTGATTGCTAGTGTACCGAAGCATCCCGTTTTAAAGGCTCTTATTACTGAAATTGGCAAACTCCAACGCCCGGCGCGCCATGCCGAAGAAGTACAGGCCAACACCGGTCCCTATTTATTTTCTAAAATATTAAAAAAAAATATACTAAAAAGCGATTTACTCGTGCTTCCCCCGACGTATTTTTTTCCAACAACGGTTGATCATCGTGGAAAAATCCAGCCGGAAAGTTATGGCAATCATTTATGGGGGCGCAGTTGGGTTAATCAGCGCTACGGCGGTAAATAAAATATGATACCTCTCTAGGTATTATATTTATGCATCAAAATACTTTTGACTAGACGATTAATTTTATCTGGATCATATGCCACCCTGACTAACTCGTCTTTACATATATTATACAGATACAAGTCATATACCTTATTTTCAGTCATATGATGAAGCCAACCATATACTAATAATTGAATGTAGTGCGACGAATCAAACCGTGGTACAAGGTGGGTTGCGAGCAAAACTTGCCGGTCAGGATCGTAAAATTCTATACTTCCCACCAGGTTTATTTTTAAGGGTCCTTTTTTAATCGAACAGCAACTTGATTCCCAGTGTTTTGGGTTGCCGCACACCTTGCGAGCTACTCTTTGGATATTATTCACCGCCACGCTAGCTGTCGATTCCGGTATCCAATCATAGCGGGAAATCTGTTTTATCCGATGATGAAATTTGGTTGACACGGCGTCATATAATGCGGCTAATTTTGCCATCGTTTCCACGGTGGGCTGCTTGGTTGAGTCTAACCGGAGGTGTCGCGTAAGTTCGGGATGGTCTTTCAGCTTGAAAAGGCTCGGTGTATACCCGGCGCGCACAGCGTGTAGTAAGGAAATTATAAAACCATTCAAGTCAGATATATCTTCACGCGCGGCCGAGTCACCTTTGGTAGGAACGGTTGAAGCGATGTGGATATCTTTTATTCCGTCAGTTGGAACTATAGTAATGGCTGTTGAAATATATTTTTTAAATTCAAGTAAATGTTGAAACGACAACCGGCTACAAAAATCCTTGACGCTTACAGTGAGTTCGGAGCGCGGGCTTGGTTTACATGGTATATAGGTTTTGGTGGGATCGCGCTGATCGATTAATTTAAACCATGGTTTGGTGGAGAGTTCTTGTAGAGACATCTTAAAAAATGGTAGCAAAGAGTGCTTACGGTCGTGGATGCAATAAAGGGATTCCCGCGCGCGCGTTAATTTTACATATAATGGTTCTGGGCAGCGTTCGGGTAAATATTCCCCGGAAGGATTATAATATTTATAAAAAGAATCATCCACTCCATAACACACCACCACGGCGCGCTCACGGCCTTTGGATTGGTGATAGGTTGTGAGTGCTATTTTCCCACGAAGCTGGGTTTCTTTACATTCACTGGAATCCGTGCGCGGGCGGTAAAATTTAAACCCGTGCTTAACGAGACTATTTTCCAAACGATGGATGGGTTTTTCATTGTTTACCATTTTTAGACTATAATTACCAATAAAAAAATCGCCATCGCTGTGGTTGTGTTCGCGTCGGTGCTTTGTTATAATATCTTCGACGGTTTGGACCTTATATGAGTCGCCTATAATATAAGTCACTGGGGGACCGTCCCGCACGGCACGAATCAAATCGCGCCCGAGAATGGCTTCATTTATGAATGCTGCCATTTGTCGAGTTAGCCGGTAGGAGGTTCGTAAGTATACATGTTCAAAATTTCGCTTCCAGAGTCCGTCGACGTTTTGCAAGTAATCCGCCGTAGCCCCATCATACCGATAAATCGATTGCATGGGATCACCGCTGAGTATGAGCTGGGTTTCCGGGGTGAGTATTTTTTGTACTAGATCAAAATAAAGTGGTTTGAGATCCTGGGCTTCGTCGACGATGACGAGATCATATTCAGGGTATATTTCATCCAGCTGAAGAGCTTCATAAAGCGAAACATCGTCAAAGCAATCCTCGGCTAGATATTTTTTTACCCAGCTATGAAAGGTATGTATTTCGAGATTTTTGATGCCGAGTTCGGTTTGTTTTTTACGGGATTCTGACTTGAGTAAAGTATTGTAGGTAAGTAGTAGTATAAATTTGTCGGGTATTGAGCGGGCGAGATTCATCATGGTTGTTGTTTTACCCGCCCCGGGTACGGCTTCAATAAGAAGATCGTGACCGGCAACGGCTAGGTCGATTATTTTTTGTTGTTCTGGCGAGGGCGAAAATATATCAGGCATATATTTATATATAAATTATAATATTAAACTGTTTAACCCTAAATGATTTAAGGGGATCCGCTATTATTAATTTAAAGTGTATATAATATAGAAATGATAGTATATTGGTCTGGCGGCTATGGACATGAATATTTAATTACTATGGAAATTGACCCTAACGGTAAAAACAATTTAAAACGGGAAAATATAGTTGATGAAGATTATGCACTTTATTGGTGCGAAGAAGCCAAGATTATTGATATTCAACACAAAGAAACCAATGAATCTCATAAACATATTTATGGTTATAAAATAGGAGAGATGAAAAAGATTCCATATTCTGAGTTTAGCGGGGGCATTTATTTTTATACTACCAAAGAAGCAGCCATGGAACTCGGAAATTGGCATGGTGTAAAAACCGGTAAAACAATACGCCGGTATATTAGCGGATTGAAATCTGAAGAAAATACTGTGCAAGACGGCCAATATAATGGTATCTGTAAAGCTTGGCATACAAATGGTCAATTACGTATTGAATGTAATTTTGTATATGGTAATTTTGATGGGTTGTATCAATCATGGCATCCTAATGGCAAAAGAGAATTATTATGCTACTATAAGGAGGACAAATTAGAAGGTATATATCTTGCCTGGGATAGAGAAGGTAACGATAAAAAGTTCTTTGTATATAAAGAGGGTGAGGTGGTTGATAAAATTATAGATGCCCCACCGCCTGCAATTACATTCTTCGATACTCACCCTCATATCAATAACCATATGTTTTCACCGCTAATATATATTAATATTAATGTATAATAATAAAGTCGGATTCGCCTTTATTATAAACAAACAATATTTCGCCTAATTTTTTGGTAAATAATGGTTAAAATTTCATAACAGCCAGGTTCGATATGCGCGCTAGCGGATTTATGCAAGGTAGAGCGCGCCGGTTTAGGGGTAGGCGTGTTTGGAGGAGTGGCCGGCGGGGATACAATAATAAAATCTTCCATTTATAAAAACCAAATATAGTTTTTATATATTTATTCCTTGACAATGTGACTGGAAAGGAGTTTTTGAAGCTGAGTGTAGGTAAAGACATCCTGCTTGAAGAGCTTCTTCAAAGGAACATCAGCATTCACTTCCTTTTTACATTGAGGATTTTGGAGAGAAGCAACGGCCAAAGAGTCACCGCGCTTATTGATGAGCGGCTTGGTGGTATCGGCCACGGGCTTACCAGCCTTATCGGTAACGGGATTTCCGTTAGCGTCAACCTTGGGAGCAAAACCCTGGATGCGTTCACCCTTGGCATCAAAGCGAGCACCAGCAATGTAGTCGCAAACAATCTTGGTGGCGGAAACACGGCTCATTTCAGTACCGGCGGCCTTACCGACAAAGGCGCAGAATTCATCAGTCCACTTGACTTCACGCATGATACCGGAAGACTTGTTGCTGTTGGTGGGTGCCTTGCGTTGGCGCTTGGGCTTGCAGACACGGCTGACATCACCCTGGAGAGTGCGGAGTTTCTTGTTGGTAGATTGGAGAAACTTGACGCCTACACCGCGGGCGCGGCCCTTGGTAGCTTGCTTTTCCTTTCCAAGGGCTTCAATTTGAGCCTTGATGGAATCAATAATTTCATTAAAAGAAGCTTGGACGGTTTCCGAGGTGACTTCACGACGGATGGTGGGCTTGCGTTCTTTCTTTTGGGTTTCGACGGCCGGTTCGGCGGCAGGAGGGGCGGCAGCCTTAACTACGGCTGCCATGGCTTGGGTGGTTGTGGTGTCGGCGGACTTTGCGGCCTTCTTGGTTGTGCGCTTGACGGTTTTGGTAGCGGGTTGTGTGCTCATCTCTTTTATTATAATTTAGGTGCCTTAAGCCTTAATAAAAGTCTTTGGGGGTGATTTTATCCATATATAATAGGTGTAACCCAATGGGTAGCTAAAGTGATTTAAACGGCGATAAAAAGACCATTTTTTAAGCTTACATTTTCATAATTTTCGTTATATAGTACAAAATTTACAGTAAAAAAATGTCGAGTCATATAAAATGAAGAATTTATGGTATGGATTCTATTTATTTTTGGGGGTAGTAGTGATTTCTTTACAAAGTATCGTGATTGATACCATTGAAAAGGATTGCGCTTCCTTTGAAAATCCTGAAAAATTAAGCAAAAATGATTGGCGGTACAATTACCTTACTTTTATGAATTACGCAGTGATGGTATTTGGCGCCGCGATTATTGCTTATTCAACCTATCAAAAATTCGCCGTTTACGGGGCCAGCGATCTCCTATATGATTTTAGTGAACGCCGCGATGATACAATTTGGATTCACACCATCCAAGGGGCTATTGCGTTGCTGTTAATTATGTATGCTTCGGTTATGTTTGACGTGGCGCGTAATTATTGTAAATCAGAACAAAAATGGAGAAACCCAGTTATGTTACTCGTTGCCTCGTTGAGTTTAGCGACCGGTGTCTATTTACTCTTTAATATTTACTGGGTGCGTCGGGCTGCCCATAAAACGCGAAAAGATCTTAAAAAGGAAAAGATTCAAAAACTACGAAAATATGTCGAAGAGGAAGACCCTGAATTATATCTTTTAGTTCAAAAATCGCAGGAAGAAGCCGAGGAGATATCGGAAAAAGAATGGGAAAAAGAACATAAGCGTGAATCGTTGCGACAAGAATTAGAAGACTATGAAGGTGCAACCAAGGCTCAACGCGAACGCAAGGAAAAAATTTTAGAGCGTTTTGGCACCGGTACTAAAACGGACACTTTAGAGAAACAAATTGAAAAACTATTCGAGTCCGGTAGTGGCCGCACCAGCAAACCAAGCCGTGGAGCACCCGCATACCCATTTCGTACGGGTCGCCGCGGATTTGGCTATACAGGCGACGATTAATAATATTTATTGAAATGTCAATAAATATTTAAATTGGTCGATAATACCCTGCAACTCATCGCAAATATTCAAAAGATCACCGTCTTGTGGCGACTTGAGCTTACCCTTTAGTTCGCGCGCAATCCAATTCGATTCATTGGTCAGATAACTAGCTATATTATCATCGGTAAGTACGGGTAAAGTCATCCCGGCTTCGTCTCCCTCAAACTTGATGCGGCCATATTTACCCTGATAGACTTCAAGAAATTGGTCGGCTTTGTCAAGGTATTTGTCAAAGAATTTATCAGCTGTTTTATGTGCACCGTAATACTTGGTACGATAGTGAAATAATTTTACGGCAAAACATACCCCAAGCAAACTTGATACAAGATCTGATGCATCCATTTGTATATTACATTATTTTTAAAGTAAATAACGCCGCGAGCGGAATACTTACTTTGGGGTATGATACCGCCGCGGTGGCGATGGGCCCGGCTAATTTTGCACCGATGCTTAAAACAGGTGTTGTAGCTACAAGTACAACCCCCGCACCCAGTAGTATATAGGCGCGAAGTTTCCCGTAAGAACGCTGGTATTCTACAGCCTGGACAAGTTCGCGGTTTCCCTCCGCCACACGATCGTTTGTAATAACTACGATATCCTCGATATGATCAATCTGGGTATTTTGCTGTTCGACAAGCGTGGCCAGGTCTAATTGAAGCTGACGAAGGTCGGCTATATCTCTTTCAATGTCTTGTAATTTATGTTTACGTTCTCGTAATAGGAGCTCCTGCTGGTCAGTATCCATTTATTTAAACTATATAATCTTAATCTATTTTCAACAGAGTATATGTTGGGTTGTGCTCGCTGGTTTGTTCAATGACGGGAGGATTGTGATTGACTATGGTAAAATATGTAAACATGTTATTGGTCGGATATTTCCATCTATAAACACCCTCATCCCAATATTCAAGGGTAAATTCTCCCTCGTAAAGCTGCCCATATAAATAGCGCTGGGCGATAATATTCGCGTGCTGTGTCGGTGCGCCAGGTACGGTATAATATTTCAATTCGATTTGATAATGAGGAATACCCACGTAAACATATCGTCCAAGTAAATAATTCTGCACGCGCGGGTTGGCGTCCATTGAACCTGCTTTTCGATTGAAAATGCACCCGCATATCGCAATAATCATAAGCGCAACAATAATAAATAACACCCACATTTATATAAATTAGAATAATTATTCTAATTTAATAACCACAGGGGCGAATTTGAGCCTGCGTGCAGGATTTGTAAACTACCACCTTGTTGCGGACTAGGGGGATTTTGATACCACGGCAGCAGCAACTACCGGACTGAGGGGTAAGAGGGGCCTGAAGGGGCTTGGGGTAAACTTTAATGCAGTTCTTGATGGGAGGGATGGGAGCGCAGCAGTTAACACACGGATAGTAAGCGGAAGACATTTTTTGTATTACCAATATTATTTTTTTAAATTAATTTTTTATTTGATTTTCGGTGCGTCAAAAGTAATTTTTGGATTGCTTGTTTCACACAATTTCACTAGTACCTCCATCCCGGGATATACCAAGCCATTCTCGGGATCTTTCATACTGATTCCATTGGATTGGAGAGGGTAGTGCTTTTTTTGCAGGTGGATGTTGGCTGATCCACACAGCCTACATTCTTTACCGTTTGACGCAATTAGATGGCTCCCACGGTTATGGCAATCAACACAATGCCAAAAAGTATAAGTAACTGTTCCAAGGTTCATTTTGTGGGCAAAAAGACTAAACTATTTATTTCAGTTTTTTTGAATGGAGTAGATAATAACCCATAATTATAGGTTATTAGACGGATAGACTAATACATGTAAAATCCGCGTCTTCTGGTTTGCGCTTTTGGAGCCAAATACGACCTTGTTCATTCTCGCACAAATAAACATCTTCAAGCCCAAATTTATTATAAATTTCGGCTAATTTACCCTTCAATTCATAATATTCAGTGCCATGCGTAAAATAATACCCAAACCCACCATTTGCCCCATATTCATCAATCCCAAATTTTTTGTTGATGAATGAAATTGTGTTTTGGTGAGACACAAACCACAATTCTTCATCTTCCGTAAAAGTCGTAATAATAACTTTAACCTTATCTGGAACCGATTGAACTGTGTTGGGTTTAGAAACCGGTCGGGCTGGCTTCATATTATTAGATTTGACCAAGTTATAATATTTGGCTTGTTCTTTCAAAATATCAGTAGGGTAATTGTAAGACATTTTCTGTTTAAAGTATAGCTGAAAAAAAATAAAAATCAATTTTTTCGCGCAAATTATTCGATATATTCAATAAATTCTTGAATTGTTTCTTGATCGTACCCTCGTTCTTTTAATTCTTTTTGTGTCTGTAAGCGATGATTTTCAACACTATATGTCCCTTCGGATTCTAGCCGTTCTTTTACTAGGATTACAATATTTGAAATCTGAGCTTTATCAGCAATTTGTATCTGGATGTCCGGGTCGAATCCATTCAAACAATTAATCAAGCGCGATAACCGCCCGGTAAAACATTGACATTCTGCATCCTGAAGTTCCGTATTGAGAATACGTTTAATCTCTTGTGAATGTTTGCTGTTTTGAATCGTATTCCATACAGCAATAAATAGGTCTGTAAATGTAATTTGAAGAATTGAATGAACCGCGGATTCGGTACAATATTCACCAATCAAACACTTTGTGTTTTCTGTCAAAACCGAGTCATCCATTACCTGATTAAACACCGAGTCAATAGTCATTTTGCCTAAAGGCCGTTTTAAAAGTTTAAAAATCGAAGTTTGAATAGATTTTTGAATGGTTGAATCGTGTACATTTT